AATTTTTCCATAGACTTGTTCATATCCCATTGCTTTAGGAATTCTTCAAAGTAATACATTTCTCTTTGTTTTAGGATTTTTTCAGGAGATACAAAAGAAAAACAGCCAAAATTTTGTCCGGCAATAGGCTTATCGATCTCTAACATATCAACATATTTTGGATTAATAGTTCCGTCTTTCTTGTTCTTTCTCTCAAATGGCTTTTTATAAGCGTTAGTTTTACTCATTATATATTTTAATGAATTATTGGGTTTAAGTTTTAATTTAACAATATATTTTCTTTTAAAATTAATAATATATTTTTTTCTTATTATATTTTATATAAAGATGGGTATGTTTGATATGACTGAACTTATTAAGCGCATTATTAAGTATTTAATTGAAGGTTTAATGGTTGCTATTGCTGCTTTCGCGATCCCAAAACGCTCGTTAAATCTTGAAGAAATAGCATTACTTGCGTTAACTGCGGCGGCAACTTTTGCTATTTTAGATACATACATTCCTTCAATGGGTGTTAATGCTAGATCTGGAGCGGGATTTGGAATTGGAGCCTCGCTAGTTGGATTTCCAGGAGGTTTATAACCATAATATGTTAATTAGTCTTTCCAAAGGTACTGACGTTGTAAGTTGTTTTAATAATATATAATTTAATAAAAATTGAATTATATTTTATAATATGAATTATGTCATATATTAGGTATGCTATATAATAATGAGACATTTGATAAATATTGCGAAGATAATGAAATTACTTTGCTGGAGAATTACGACCAAATAAAATTAAATAGAGAATATAAAATAAAGGGGAGATGTATTACTTGCGATTGCAATAATGAATTTGATAAATCATTTAGACAGTTAATAAAAACAGGAGCATATTGTTATAATTGTTGTGTAAATAATGGAAAACAACAATGGGCGTTAAAATGTAAATATAATATAGAACATTTATTACACTTTTGTGAAGAAAGCAATATTACATTGATTAACAATTATGATAATGAAATAATTAATAGAAATACAATAATTAATGGAAAATGTATAACTAATGGATGTGATGATATATTCAATAGGTCATTTAGAGAACTTATTAAACTTAATGGGTATTGTGCTAATTGTTGTAAAGAAATTGGAAAACATAAAATAATAGAAACAAATTTAAAAAAATTTGGATTCGATAGTGCTATGAAAAATGAAGAAGTTAAGCAAAAACACAAAAATACAATATTAGAAAAATATGGTGTAGAACATATTTCACAATTAGACAAAATTAAAGAACAAAAAAAGGAAAAAAGCTTAGCAAAATACGGAACAGAGTTTCCTTTACAGTCAGAAGAAGTTAAGAAAAAAACCAAGGCAACTAACATAATTAAATACGGTGTAGAAAATCCACAACAAAATAAGATTATTAAAGATAAAACATTGAATACTGTTTTAATAAAGTATGGTTGTAAATCAGCAGTTGGTAATTTTGATGTTAAACAAAAAATGATAAAAAATAATCTTGAAAAATATGGAGTTGAGCATCACTCGCAAAATAGCAAAATTAGTGAAAAAATGTTGAAGAATTCATATTCTACAAAAAAATATAAAATGCCATCAGATAAAATAATAGATTATCAAGGTTATGAAAATTTTGCGCTAGATGAATTACTTAATATAGAACATATTTTAGAAGATGATATTATTACAAATAGAAAAGATGTTCCTGAGATATGGTATGATGATAAAACTGGTAAGAAAAGAAGACATTTTGTTGACTTCTTTATTAAATCACAGAATCGTTGTATTGAGGTGAAATCAACGTGGACTAATCAAGCAAAAAATAATGTTTTAGAAAAACAACAAGCTGCGATAAATTTGGGATATAAGTATGACATATGGATTTTTGATGAAAAGGGAAATAGATTACAAGTATTATAAGACAATTACCAATGTTCAAACAGTAGGAATAAACTCCCAATTTATTTCAACACACATTTTTTTCCATGTTTCGTCTTGTTCAATTAATTTTTCCCGATCTTTTAATAAAGGAATATCTTCCAAATATTGTGTTTCTTCAAGTAGTTCACAGAACTTAAAAAGTACATAATAATAATTCAAAAAATTAACGCGATAATCTGGACAAGTTTTAGCATATGGGGATTGAATTTCCATAAATAAATTACACAAGGTGTCTTCTAATTCAGGACTAAAAACAGGAGGCGGAATGCCCAATTTATTTTTAATAAACGCAATGTGTTCATAATATTTATTAAATCCTAGTTTCTTAAGAATTTCTTTTGTTTTATTATGTGTTAGTTGTTCAATCCCGATTCGTTCCTTTTTAATTTGTTGTTGAATTTGGTCAATAACCTCATCTGGAATTTGAGTAGTTTCCTTCCCTTGAAATTGTGCTAATATTTCCTTAAAATGATTAATTTTCTTATAAGCATAAAAACAAACTTCCTTTGGAGGTTCTTTATAACTAGGTTTCTCGTTTTCAATTAAATAAGGTAAATTAACAGCACAAACATTACAAATAAGCACACCCTCGTCGTCAAGCGGAATCATTTCTCCTTTAAAACAAAATTGACATATATCGGTTTCTCTAATAAACGAATTCATATCCAAAAAAGATTTATCAATATTGCTTAAATATTTCTGAACAATATTTTTGTTTTTATTTTCAGTTATGTTTTTTTCATTTTCGGATTCATCTTGTTTAACTTTGAAAATATTAAAAAGTAATTGATTTTTAGAGGTGACAACTTTGTTAGTTTCTTCCACATTATTAATGTTTTTTTTATTTTCAAAATATTCAAAAATAAATTTAGAGTTATCAAGAAAGTAGTTATTTTTTTTGTCTTTAAGTTTTTTGATTGTTTCTGTAATTTCCTTTAACCTATCCTTCATTTCCATTAATTGTTCAATAGTAAGAACCGTTTTGTTATCTATTTTTTGTTTAAGATTTGTTCTTTCTTCTTTTAATTTAGGTATAGTATCAAATTCATCCTTAACAAAATCATTTACAAACTCTTTATGCTTGCCATCTAACGTGGTTGTATATTTTTTACAAATTTTTATTTTTTTTGTGGCCTTTGGTTTAAAAGATGGCATTAAGATGTATATATATATTGTTTTGTAGAAATATTTAATTAGTATTTTTATCAAATTATATAAAAAATATATTTAAATGCAACACAACAAAAAATAAAATTGAAATTATTTAAAGATAAAGCAATTATATTATATTATATATTAAAGAGATGTTGAATTTACTCGATAAGATGTTTATTAAGAGATTTTGTTTACCTTCTAATTCGGATATTGATTTATATGAAAACGGAACATCTAATTTGAATTCGTGTTTATGTGGTAACTTTAATCACGTGGCGTGTGTCTTAAAAGGGAAAGGGAGATATGAAAAAGACTAAAATATTAAGTTTTGGCGTGAATCAATCACCAAATAGCGATTATATAACACCTGGAATACACGCAGAACAAGATGCTATAAATAAACTCAAGCCATTAAAATATAAAAAAAATTTAGAATCAATAAATATATTAGTAATAAGATTATCATCAAAAAACAAGTTACAATCAAGCAAACCTTGTGCCAATTGTATAGAAAGTATGAAAAATAATCCAACTAAAAAAGGATACAAGATACAAAACGTATACTATTCCGATAGCGAAGGAAATATAATTAAAACTAATCTTGTTAGTTTAGATAATGAGGAAAAACATATTTCAGGATTTTATAAGCTAAAATTAAAGAATTTAAGAAAATAATAAGTTAAAAGAAGAAATAAAGAATGCCATATAACTTTAATAATGGACATAGAAATAAAGTTAGAAGACAAACAATTAGAGATAGATAAACTAAAATTCCAAAAAATGGTTTTTTTATTTAATGCTTTAGACAATGGTTGGTCAATAAAAAAAAGAAAGGATTCATATATATTTACAAAAAACCACGAAGGAAAAAAGGAAATATTTGACGAATATTATTTGTCTATATTTATGAAAGAGAACACGGACATTAATAAAATATTATCGTAAAATGTAGGTATTATTTTGTTAAACGTGTTACAAATTGTAACAATTATATAAAATGTTAAACTTAATAATTATTTTATACATACATATTTATGAGGGGTAATATTTGTATTAATAAACAATTATCGCAAATATGTAGGTATATATTGTAAAAGTTAATTTAATTATTTATTTCAATTAAATTAATTCTCAAAATTTTTTTATATTTTAGGAATATATAAAATGGGAGGCGGATTAATGCAACTCGTGGCTTATGGAGCCCAAGACGTTTACCTTAAAAACCTGTAGGGTAGAAAAACATCAGGGAATATCTAAAAAATACGATATTCATAAAGCCTTTTGTGGATGCTTCTCTTTTATAGAAAGTACCACTGATGTTAATCAGGGAAATTAATAGATTCACAAATTAATTTGAAAAACCCTGGTAAGAAAATCAAACTGCTTGAAACCCCTAAAACTTATTCTACTAAGCAATTTTTGTGAGAAAATTGTGGCCAAGACAAAGACCTTGGGTATAGTAAAAATGAATAAGATGAAATTAATGTAACAAAAATAATATAACAAATAAATTAACTAATAGAAATGGGCAATGAGCATCCAAGCTTCTTTAAATAATATTATTTTAAAACAATATAGATACAAAATAAATTAGAATGTATAAATAAATGTCTTGCGAAATAAATGAAAAATTATGCGATAAATGTGAAGTTAATTATCCGATTAGTAGTTATAGAAAATATAATGAAACATCCATCGGAAAAACTTGTAAAAAGTGTTTAAATGAATTAGATAAAATAAGAAAGAAAAATCTTAGACAAAAAAGGTCAGAAACTGTTTTTGTAAAATGCGAAAAATGTCAAGAAGAAAAGGCATTAAAATGTTTTGCAAAACTTAAAAAGTTTTATAAAAAAAAGATTTGTCGTTCTTGTTATCCTAATTTTTTAACAGAGCAAAAAACAGAATGGTGTAAAAACGAACATAATACAAATATAAATTATAGAATAAAAAAATCGTTAGCGGCCCGTTTAAGAACTGTTATTGTTAAAAACGATTCAACCATGAATTATATTGGATGTAATATTCAATATTTAAGAGAATGGTTTGAATATAATTTTACGAGTGAAATGAATTGGGATAATTATGGGTCATATTGGTCAATCGATCACATTATACCAGTTTGTAAATTTGAATTAACTGATGAAGATGAAAAATTAAAATGCTGTAATTGGACAAATTTAATTCCCGTTCAACTTTTTAAAAAAGTTGATCAAAATATTTATCATACTAATAATACTAATAATACTAATTTGGCTCCACCTTTTTTAAAAAAGGTGGATTATATTGTAAATAAAATAGAAAAATTTAAAGAAGAAGGTTCAACGACTAAATGGTTTTCGAGTGAATTTGTATTAAATAAAGATTTTGCTGAAATGAAAGAAAAAATGAAAGCAAATATGAATTCACTATAAGATATAGTCTAATCCTTATTGAAAGATAAGGTAGAGGAAATGTACAGGTAATCCTCAAATAACTTTCTGGAAAGTGACATACCGTCGCTATACCAATTTTGCCATAGAATCAATTGAACAAACATTCAATGGCCAAGCTGATTTCGGACGTCGTGTTCAATGCACGATCAGTAGAAACGGCGATCTTGCATACAGAACATACTTGCAAGTTACTTTACCCGAAATTAACCAACTTATGGGCATTGCTTCCTTCGCCGCTGGCCAAGGATCGGGCGTCTATGCTCGTTGGTTAGATTTCCCCGGTGAGCAAATCATTGCTCAAGTTGAGGTCGAGATTGGTGGTCAACGCATTGATCGCCAATATGGTGACTGGATGCACATCTGGAATCAACTTACGATGACTTCCGAGCAAGAGCGTGGTTACTTCAAGATGATTGGTAACACCACTCAACTCACATTTATCACAGATCCTTCTTTCTCTGAAGTTGATGGACCTTGTGACTCCTTGGCCCCTCGTCAAGTGTGTGCTCCCCGTAATGCTCTTCCTGAAACAACTCTTTATGTTCCTCTTCAATTCTGGTTTTGCACCAACCCTGGTCTTGCCCTTCCGTTGATTGCCCTTCAATACCACGAAGTCAAGATCAACCTTGATATCCGACCCATTGATGAGTGCTTGTGGGCTGTTACCACTCTTTCTTGTCAATCGGAGGGTAAACAATATGCTCCCGGACGACCTGTTCCTGCTGCTATTGCCTACAATCAATCTTTGGTTGCTGCGTCTTTGTATGTTGACTATGTCTTTTTAGATACTGATGAGCGCCGAAGATTCGCCCAAAATCCCCACGAATACTTAATCACTCAGCTCCAATTCACTGGAGATGAGTCTGTTGGTTCGTCTTCCAATAAGATCAAGCTCAACTTCAATCACCCCGTCAAGGAGCTTATTTGGGTTGTCCAACCCGATCAAAACGTTGATTATTGTTCGTCCCTTGTTTGTGATGCTCTTTTATTCAAGGTTCTTGGTGCCCAACCCTTCAACTACACAGATGCGATTGATGCTCTTCCTAACGCCATTCACGCTTTCGGCGGCCCTGCTGGTATTGCTCAAGATTCTCGTGCTTACATTGATGCCCAAGGTTTGTTTCAAGATGCCGGTGCTCTTGATTATGAAATTCCTCCCAGTTTCACTGGATACTGGCACGGACCTTCCAATCCTTACAACGAACCCGGTCTTGGCGGTGTAGTCCCCAACTACAATGGTGTTGCGGGATTATCTGATGCTGAAAAGGCTGCCCTTGCTGCTCTTCAAGGCGGTTCTCATTTGGAGAACTCCACCGTTTCTGATGCTGGAACCTTCGTCCTCTGCGAGACCTCTGTTGATCTTCACTGCTGGGGCCTAAACCCTGTTGTCACCGCTAAGCTCCAACTTAACGGCCAAGATCGTTTCTCTGAGCGTGAAGGATCTTACTTCTCTTGGGTCCAACCTTACCAAGCACACACCCGTTGCCCCGATGAAGGTATTAACGTTTATTCGTTCGCCCTTCGTCCTGAGGAGCACCAACCGAGCGGAACGTGCAATTTCTCCAGAATTGATAACGCAACCCTTCAACTTGTTCTCTCGAACGCCACTGTTGAAGGCACCAAGACTGCTAAGGTCCGCGTGTACGCGACCAATTATAATGTGCTAAGAATCATGTCTGGGATGGGTGGGTTAGCATATTCCAATTGATCACCATATATCGTGTGGTTATTATTCATATATTTTAAATAAATGATATTCGTATTACTGATATACTTTATTTTGTATTCTTGCTTCTCCGTTGGGTGAAGCAAGATTTTAATAAACCCCACCCATATTATGGACCGGGTTAAAAAGACGTGTATATACTATTTACATGTCTAATTTAAATAAGTACTATGTTGCTTTTTGGTTATTAATAGCAAAAAACAACTTAAAGACATCGCCATATATTAACTTATAAAATGAGCATAGACATCGTTGACCTTATTGAAAGCAATCCAATTACCAAATTAAATGGTAATTATCAGTCAAAATTAGTTGAAAAGGTTAAAAATAATTTCACAAATTATGAACAGCAACTATTTTTATCAAGTTTTTACTGTTATTTAAAGTATGATACCAAGAATGATTTTGTGATTAATTTAGATAATATTTGGCATTGGCTTGAGTTTAGTTCAAAATTTACTGCTAAACGATTATTGGAAAAACATTTTAAAATAGAAAATGATTATAAAATATTGCTTTGCCAACCGGCAAACCAAGAAAATATTACACATGGAGGCCATAATAAAGAAATATTTATGTTAAATACAAATACATTTAAAAAATTCTGTTTAAAAGCTGGAACAAAAAAAGCAGACGAAGTTCACGATTATTTTATTAAACTTGAAAATATTATGTTTGAAATAGCTAAAGAAGAATGTGAAGAATTGAAACAACAATTACAACAAATTGTAACCATTAAAAACAAAGAAACAGAAGAAAAATTAGTTAAACAAAAGGAATTAGACAAAGAAAAATTTTTATTAAAAGAATATGATAATGCGGGCAATATGATTTATCTTATTAAAGTAAAAAGTTATGAAAATGGAACATATATTGTAAAAATCGGCGAATCAAGAAAAGGAATTCAAAATAGATATACCGAGCATAAATCTAAGTATGATGAATGTTTATTATTAGATTGTTTTTCGGTTGATAAAAGTAAGGATTTTGAAAGTTTTATACATCATAATACAATCATTTCTCATAACAAGGTTAAAAATCTAATCGGTCACGAAAAAGAAAACGAACTTTTTTTAATTGGTAGCAATTTAACCTACCAAATAGTTATTAAACTTATAGACGATAATATTACTAATTTCAATTATAGAGTTTGCGAATTATTAATAGAAAATGAATTATTGAAATCCAAACTAGAAATGATACCTCAACCCAATATGAATAACGAATTACTTGCCGAACTTATGAAAACCATTCATATATTATCAGATAAAATTTCTTCGCTTGAACACTCAAATACAGAAATAATAAATAAACTTAATAATCGTGAATCAAAAGTAGTAACAGTAACTGGATTTAATCAACAAATGCCTAATTTGGGACCACGTCTTCAAAAAATTAATCCGGAAACTTTGGGATTAATCAAAGTTTATGAATCAGTAACCGAATTAATGAATGAAAACAAAGACATTAAACGACCAAGCATTGTAAAGGCAATTGAAGAAAATACTATTTATTGTGGATTTAGATGGTTGTTAATAGAAAGAAATTTAGATCCAAATATTATCAATAATATTCAGCAAACAAAAGAAACTAAAGTTCAAAGTTTAGGTTATATTGCCAAATTAAATAAAGAAAAGACGGAAATATTAAATGTTTATTTAGATAGAAAAACCGCTGCAACGTTTAACAGTTATCAAAGTTCATCAGCCTTAGATAATCCAGTAAAAAACAATACTATAACAAATGGTTATTATTATACTTTATACGATAATTGTGAACCAATGTTAATTCAACATTTTGAAGATAAAAACGGAATACCATTGCTATATAAAAACGGAATCGGACAATACGATCTCAATAATAATTTGGTAAATGAATTTTCTTGTAAATATGAATGTATTAAAGAATTAAAAATGAGCGATAAAACACTTGCCAAAGCATTAAAAAATAATATTCCATATAATAATTGTTATTATAAAGAAGTAGGAAGTAAATTAAACTATTTATAAAAGTTTTTTAATATAATGTAACCATAATATATAATGGTCGCAATACCTTTTATAAATAAAACAAGAAAAACAAAATTTAAAGGAACCTTTAATTTAGATTCCACAGATTACGAATATACTATGTATTTATTACCAATTACAAAACAAAAAGAATATAATGAAATTGTTAATTATTTCGGCAATCGTATGTTTAAAGGAAGTGTATGTTTAGAAGTAGATGAGTCGGCCGTTGAAGATTACTTAGATAATGACGTTGTTAGTGCGTTTATAATGATTAATCCGTCAAATATCGATAATGTAGCATCAGGCACATTACAAATTTATGATTGGTGTAATTCTTCTAGTATATACAGTTTCACAAGTGGCTCATATATTGATTGAAAAAATAATCGGAACAAAGGATTACGATAAATGGATTAGTTATATTCAAGATAGACCATTTAATGATAAACGATATTATATAAGTAATCAAAAAGTTAAAGATTTAGGATGGACAATTGAAACCGATTTTAATAATGGAATTGATGAATTAATTGAAAAAATGAAAAGGGGGGATTATTAATTAATCATCTATATATATAATTAAGTTCTTTAAGCCAATATTTAAAAAAGTATAATAATAATGAAAACATGGAAATGGAGCACAGGAGAACCGTATTACAAGAGCGCTAGACCGGAAAAAACTGGGGAAGAATCGAAAACAAATACAAATTTAGATCCTAATTACGAATATGATTCTCAAAAAAACGCAATCAATCAATCTTTAGCAGATGATTCCTTTTTTAATCAAGATTCAGATTTACTTAATATTACTAACACGATGTTTTCAAGAAACCAAACAGCTAATGAAACTAAACGTGAAGATATTGATACCAAAATGGCCGATCGCGAACTACTAGCTCAACGAGGAGTTAATCCGTTTTTACAAACAAGTTATGTTAATGATATCGTAACTCGGGATATGTATTTGAAGCCGGTTAATACGACACATGGCAGAGAAAAAGAGACTGTAAAAGAGGAATAATAAATATTATATTTTATAAATTTATAATATTTATTTAGATCGCCTTTACGCACATAGTATGAAGCAATCTATTAGCAATGTAAGCCAAGAATATATTTAATAATACCATAACAGAATTAATGACAAACGTAACATTTACTTTCTTGAAATGCATAATCATAAAAAATGCTATAGAAATAGCACTAAATACAAATAATGATCCTAAAACAATAGACAAAATATAAAAATAGACACAGTATTCTCTTGGCAAAGGGCCAAAATATTTATTCATAAAGCCGGGCATTATATAATATAACGAATATATTAAATTCGTTAAATTAAATTAAAAATAACATATTTAAGAGAAAACAACTTAAATAAATTGTCTTAAATCTTAAATAATGAACAACTCAAGTTATACAACTCAAAATGATTTATTACTAAAGAATCTGATAATTTTCTATGATACCGATTTAAATGGTTCCTTTAATGTAAATAACAATTTAGACAAAATGATTCGAATAATTACCGGCGAATCTAAAATATCTCTTAGAATTGTTGATTGGTTTGCAACAAACTATGCTAAAAAGTATTATACATTATTTACAATTGAACAAACCAGCGATAATATTTCGAGACGGTTTAAGGTCTACGATGATTATAAACTTAAATTAAAAGCTTACAGTAAGAAACGTTTTGACCCGTTCTGTAGATGGGACAGAATTAGCATACCATATACCAAGGGAAAATTTATTGAAACAACTATCGGACAATTAAATTTCTTTAAATGGGCTCTTGAAAATAAAGTTATTGAATATGTGGAACAAAATTATGATACCATTGAAAAGGACATGAATAATCGTAACAGCACCTCTAAAAGAAAAGAAACACTTGTTGACAACTCCAAGACGAGAAAAAAGCGCGAAGAATTGTCTATTTCGGCTACTAAAAGTATCAAAAAAGAGAAGGTTGAAATAATTGTTCAGTTTAATTGATTCGCTTTCGTTTTTGGTTTTGTTTTTTAAAACAAAACCAAAAAAAAAACAATATAAAGACAATAACTATTATTATATATAAATGGAAACACTAAATATTGTTAATCTTATTGAAAGTAATCCAATTACCAAGTTGTCTAGTGATTATAATTACAAATTATTAGTAAAAATTAAAGATAATTTTACCGATTTTGAACAACATGTTTTTTTATCTAGCTTTTACTGCTATTTAAATTATCATCCAATAAATGATTTTGTGATTGATTTGGATAACGTTTGGAAATGGATAGGTTTTAATCAAAAAGTTAAGGGAAAATCATTGTTGGAAAGACATTTTACACTAAATAAAGATTATATAATCTTGACTTCCCATTCGGGAAAGCAAAATAATGGGATACAAGGAGGTCACAATAAAGAAATAATTATGTTAAATATTAATACGTTTAAAAAATTTTGTTTAAAAGCCGGAACAAAAAAAGCAGACGAAATTCACGAATATTATATAAAAATGGAAGGATTAATTCAAGAGGTAATAAATGAAGATTGTATTGAATTAAAAAAACAACTAGAAGACCAAAAACAAAATATAGAGAAAGAAAAAGATGAATTAAAAAAACAACTAGAAGACCAAAAACAAAATATTGAAAAAGAAAAGGAAGAATTAAAAGAAAAAACTTTATTGGAACAGTTTCCTTTAAACACTCAATGTATTTATATTGGATTAATTGACAATAAAACACTTGGAATACCTGGAAAAAAAATGTATAACGAAACAGTTATTAAATTTGGGCAAAGTAATAATTTACAAGAAAGAGTTAAAACTCATAAAAAAACATATGATAATTTTAGACTATATAGCGCATTCAAAGTAAAAAATAAGATTGAAATTGAAAATTGTATTAAAAAACATTCAATAATGAAAGAACGATTAAGAATTATTACGATTAATGATATAACTTATCGTGAAATAATTGCTTTAGATGACAAAGAATTTGTTATTGAAAATGTCGAACAAATTATTAAAGAAATAATTAAAGAAAATGAATATAATGTTGAGAATTATAATTTGCTATTGAAAAAAAATGAAGAACTTCAAAATGAAATATATCGATTAAACGATGAGGTAAATGAAAAAAATAAATTTATTGAAAAGGGTAATAATAAAATTCAAAAAATAGAATATGATATTACAGAAGATATAAAAAATAAAATAGCAAGTAATTATGCCATATGTAAATACGGATATTATTTATATGCGTTTCAATATGAGCCTATGAGATTTATATGTTCCATTACACGACAAAAAGATTATGAATTATTGATTAATAATTTAAAAACCCAATACGCTAATGGTGAAATATGTTATCAAACTAAATGTTCATATCCTTTAACCGAAAAAAATATGACTTTTATTTTAAAGGAAAATTGTGTGTCTCTTGGGCAAAATAAATTTGAATCGTCTATAGATGATATTAAAAAAATATTAGATGTATCTGTTAAGATTGAAGAAGTATTAATTAACGAATCTAAAGATTTAGATACTTTGTATGATATTTTATCAACTAATCCTAAATTATCAAGCATTGAAGAAAATGATCCAGAAGTTCCTGTTATCAGAAAATCAAAAAGATCAATAGATCAAATAAATAAAGACACTGGAGAAATTATAAAAACATATGAAAGTATTGAAGCCGCTGGGCGTAGTTTAGGATTAACCACTGGAACCGCGATTGGTATAGCACTTAGAGAAAAAAGAGTATGTAAAGGGTTCCTTTGGAGATACGCAGGCATATCTAAAGAAGAACAATATTCTGAACAACCTGTAATTAAAATTTGTTGTTCAACAGGAGAAAAAACAATGTTTAAAACTATTTCCGATGCTGCAAAAAATGCTAATGTTAGTTCTCCTGCTTTAAGACAAAGAATTATTACTAAAGTTCATATAAATGATTTTCATTGGATTTTTGACAAATCCGCATCGCATTATCACTAATTTAAAATATTATATTTATTTATTCTATAAATGAATACAATACAAAAACGGTTTCTATTATTTTTGATAGGTTGTATAGGAACTAGATCTTTATTTGTATACTTAGCAAAAAATGCGAATACGACTTATTTACCATATATGGGATATTTAGCGCTTTTACCTGCTATGGGATTTATTTATTTATTTTTGACTGGTTCAAGAAAGACTGGCGCAGAAGTATTTGGTGATAAAATTTGGTGGAATGATTTAAGACCAATTCACGGATTATTATACCTTTTATTCGCTTATAACGCAATTAATAAAAATAATGGTGCTTGGGTATATTTGTTAGTTGATGTTATTATTGGACTAACAAGTTTTTTATGGTTTCATTATTACAATGGAGATTTTTCTAAATTAGTAATATATTAATATATTAATATAGTAAACTTGTAATATATTAATATAGTAAAATTATATATAAACTATAAGTTGATATATAATTAAAAATTTAGTGTTATAGATAAATATGGGTAATACTCAATCAATGAAAAAAATTAATTACGAAGATATGCAAACAGTTACAAAAAATCCAGAAATATATTTAATAATCAACACACTATCTCCGTCTGACCAAAAATGTTTAATTGTTAACACAACGGTTGCCGAAGAAGAAGAAATACTTATTAATAAGTATTTAAAGGAAAACAAAAGCATTAGAATTATAGTTTATGGAAAAAATTGTAATGACGATAGTGTTCAAAAAAAATATCAACAGTTATTAACATTGGGGTTTTATAATATTTTTGTATATACGGGAGGAATGTTTGAATGGTTGTTATTACAAGACATTTATGATAAGGAATTATTCCCAACAACTAAAAAAGAATTAGATTTGTTAAAATATAAACCAAACCAATTATTAAATATTGCTTTACTTGAATATTAAAGTTAGAGTTAAATATGCGGATTGATCTGAGGAAAGAATGAATTAATTTTTAGGTTGATTAATCTTAGGAAAGAATGTATTAATTTTAAGTTGATTAATATTACTATACCTTTTTTTAGAAGGTTCTTCTTCCCATAATACTTGGACAAAATCATCGTCTTCTTTTTCTTCTTCTTTTTCTTCGTATTTTTGTTCTATATTTTTAATTAATCCCATATTTGCTAATTGATCTGCTCGTTTATTATGGGTTCGATAAATATGTGTAAATGTTATATATTTAAACTTACATTTCAATGCTCTGAATTTGTCATATAATACCAATAAATTCTCATTTTTTACCTTATAAACCTTATTAGCTTGGTTAATAACTAACAAACTATCGCCATAAACACATAATGACGTAATGCCTAATTTTATAGATTCTTCCAGACCTATAATTAATGCGCAATATTCCGATTCATTGTTTGTTCTGTTTCCAATATTTTCACAAGAAGTAGATATTTCGTCACCATTTTTGTAAATTACTGCTCCGATTCCAGAAGGACCGGGATTGCCTTTACTACAACCATCAAAATATAATGAATATTCGCATATTGGATGTACTTGATTTAAATTAATATTGTTATTTTTTGTATTTTGTTTTTCCATTATATTTATTCTATATTATCTAGTGTTATTATATATATTTAAATCAATTTTTTAAATTATTTAATTATATATTTAATTAATTAATTATATATAATTTTTAGAATATAATAAAATATTTAAAACAATACAAATTCAACCCATTATAGCAAACCCAGAATATTATAACAAAATTATTTCAATGGAACAAGAACTAACTAATATCGAATTAACGCAAGAAGAAGTTGATTTAATCAAGGCGGTTGAAACTCATCCATCGCTTGCTGGATTAATTAAATTTTCGGGATTTAATTTAGCAAATGGATATTATTGATAAATTATTATATAAATATAACACTTTATATAATATAATGAAATATCTATTATATTTAGTATCTTTAGCTTCGTTTATTAAAGGAGATAGCGAGTGTGCTATAGTTTCATCATTTGGTGATAGAAGAAAAGACAAAACGTCATTGCGTTTAGTTCAATATAATGTCGAATGGTTATTTATTGATTATTGTTCTAGCTCAAATTGTCCAGGCAATGGATGTAGTTGGAATACAGTTTCTGATGCTCACAATCATTTATCATATGTAGCTGATACAATAAATTTTTTAGAACCAGATATTATTAATTTGTGCGAAGTTGAAGGATGCGATGAATTAAATATGTTAAAGGAACAATTAGATTCTGGATATACCCCATATTTAAAGATAGGAACAGACACATCAACTGGGCAAAATGTAGGGATATTAACGCGTATTGACCCGCTTGTTAGTTTGTATCGTAGCGAAGAGAAAATATCATATCCTATTTCTGGAACTAACTGTGGCCAAACAGATGTATCTGGAACATCTGGAGTATCCAAACATTACATTACCGAGTTTCAAATATCTTATATGAAAGTAGCATTAATTGGGGCGCATTTATTGGCAATTCCAACGGATCCAGCACGATGTGTTCAAAGAGAAGCTCAAGCCCAAGTGTTACAGAATATTGTTAGTTCGTATATTATAAAAGGCTATGAAATTATATTACTTGGAGATATGAATGATTATGATGCGGAATTATTGGATTTAAATTCGAATAAACCAACATCTAGAGTTTTAGATATTATGAAAGGATTAGATGGCCAAAAGAACGGAACATATCTTTTAACAAATATTGCTTATAGAATGGAACAATCAGAACGATATAGTGATTGGTGGGATTCTGATAATAACTGCGATACAAGCTCACAAAACGACTTGTCAATGATAGATCATATTTTAGTTACATCTAATATAGATGAAAAAATCGTGGATGCGTTTATTTATCATGATTATAAAGAATATTGTGGAAAATGGAATTCAGATCATTATCCGGTTGTGATTGATTTTAAATTTTAAAATTAAATTTAATAATAAAAATAAATTTTTTAAATATAATCACAAATTATAGCAATAAATTTATCATCTTCATTTTTTGAATTGACATTTATAATTACTTGAAATGGTTTACCACAACCAAATATTAAGTCGTTTTTAATATATACATCACACAACTTTTTTTCTGTGTGTGGTCCAATTTGGGTTCCAGAGCTTTTGAATGATCCGTGGCGAAAAATACAACAATTTAGTTTTTCGATTAGAACTGGATCTTTACAATGAGGGCATTCGACAACTATATTAGTAATAAATTCATTATTAATTATGTTATCCATTAAATAAATTATATTTATATTTTTAAATTAAACCAATAATTAAATTAAAAATTAAAAAAGAAAAAATAAATAAAATTTTATAAAACAAATTCATTAATTTTGTTTAACCAATTGTCCATAATATTGTTGTTTTCATAAATATCTACATTTCCATCCAAAACTAAAGGTTTAGTATTTTCATTTTCATTTAGAAATGCTTCATGATAAGTATGACAATCTTGTAAATAAGCCAACGGAATTACCTCTTCCCCATCTCTTGATCTTTTATGAATTCTATTATAACAATTTGTCGGATCTGTTTTTACATATACGGAATAATTAATAGGGAAATCCTTTGCGAATTCTTCAAACCATTTTAAATAAATTTGATAACAAACATCTTCTATTTTTCCTTGATCGTGAAGCATCTTTGCAAACACCTCTTTATCTGTATATAAACTACGTTCTGTGATTATTATATACTGTTTATTATTATTCTCCGATACAATTTCTTTAATTGTATCTCTCAAAATAGTCAATCGCGATATATACGCCATCATCTGAAACGCAAACGAATACTTCTCTTGGTCAGCATAAAACTTTTTTAACATAGTATTTCCTTGATTATCCTTAATTTTCTCCCAATCGTCGACCGGTTCTCTCAAAAATATAACACATGTATTACCATTATAATACTTTCTTAAATTTTCTAAAAGAGTTGATTTACCAGAACCAATATTTCCTTCAATTGAGATAATCTTGTAGTTTGACATAATATAATAATATATATATAGACACTTTTATCTTGTTTTTATAATTCAATTTTATTTAAAAATAAAATTGAATTATAAAAACAACTTAAAGAAATACGCATATATTACAACAATGGATCTTAAACAAAGAAAGCTATCTAAGTCTGAATGGGAATCTATCGAAATTCCTGTTTCTAAAGCCGAAAATGAAATTTTACAATTAATAACAAGTGGATTTTCAAATGTTCATTTGAAGATTAATAAAACGGATTCTATCTTTACGTTTCTAAAGATAGAATATAATACACAAATTGAAGAATTTATGTATGTTAAATTCTTTGCTGACAAAATAAAAGATATGGTTCGCAATAATAACATTACGTTTATTCGGTTTGGACCTAATCCGATTACAAAGCGTAATTCTACTGCTGACGATTCGTTAACTCAACAAATTCATTATATTGACGTATCTTCTATTGTTCGTCTTAAAAGTGGCGACCAAATTCGTCTTTCGCGCCTTGATAGCGAAATCATTAAAAACGAAGACACACATATATATGAGTTTATTCTTTATAGCAATCTAGAAAAAATGCTTAATTTAAAAAAGGTAAATGATAAAAAATGGATGTATTATTATTATACTCTTAGCAAACTAATGAAAAACAATATTGACAAATTAAATAATTATTTGAAGGAAATTATCAATGTATTTATCAGTAATTTTGAAACCGATATCGATTTGTTATATATTACACAACATTCGGTTGAATTTATTGAAAAAAATTCAAATCTATTAAAATTCAGTGATTTAGTATTATACGAACATCAAAAAGAAATTTATAATGCTGTAAGAAGCCCAAATCCTAAATTAATTCTTTATATTGCTCCAACCGGAACTGGAAAAACGTTGACTCCATTAGGCTTATCTGAAAAATACAAAATTATATTTGTATGTGCTGCTAGACACGTTGGGTTAGCCTTAGCAAGATCAGCGATTTCGATTGGTAAAAAAATTGCTTTTGCGTTTGGATGTTCTGCTGCCGAAGATGTAAGATTACATTACTTTGCCGCAAAAGAATTTACCAAAGACAGACGTAGCGGTCACATTAGAAAAGTAGATAATACTGTTGGAGAAAAGGTAGAAATCATTATTTGTGACATTAGATCTTACTTATCATCAATGTATTATATGCTTTCATTCAATAATGCTTCTGATATTATTACCTATTGGGATGAACCTACTATTACAATGGATTACGAAAATCACGATTTACATAAAGTCATCAGAAAAAACTGGAAAGATAATATTATTCCAAATGTTGTACTATCTTCTTCTACGTTACCAAAGTTACACGAACTTACTCACACTGTTGCTGACTTCCAAGAAAAATTCTCTAATTCGGTTATTAATAATATTGTAAGTCACGATTGTCGTAAAACTATACCTCTCTTTGATAATAATGGGTATGTTGTTATGCCTCATTATTTGTACGATGATTATAATCAGGTTTTACAAGTAGTAACTCACTGCGAAGAAAATTTGACCTTATTAAGATATTTTGATTTGAAAGAAGCGTCTGAATTCATCCATTATGTTGAAACCAATAATCATAATAAAGGATCCTCTAAATTCGAGAGAAACTTTGCGTCAGTGGATGATATTGATATGAAAAGTATTAAGCTTTATTATCTTAAGATGTTAAAAAATATTATTACTAGTTCTTGGACTATAGTATATAATTACTTCAAATTGTCTCGAACAAAGAGAATTAAACAAAATAATACTATAGATACAAAGGGAAATACAATTACAAGAACGACTAGTGCTGCTAGTACGAATTATAGTGCTACAAAATCAGGAGAACCAATTAGCAAAATGAGTAGTGTTCAAATTATTAATACAAATACAAATACAAATACAAATACAAATACAAATACAGATCCTCCAGGAAGCTGTGGTGTTTATGTTACCACAAAAGATTCTTATACATTGACCGATGGACCTACAATCTTTCTTGCGAATGATCTACAAAAAATAGCAAAATTTTGTATTCAGCAAGCAAATATTCCTGCTATCGTGATGAAGGATATTATGGAAAAGATCGAATATAACAATCAACTTAATACAAGAATTGATGAAATTGAAAAAGAGTTGGAATTTGAAGAAACTAAATTGGCTTCCAAGATGGGTGGGGGGTCTTCAGATAATTCTAAAGAAGCTAAAAAGTTACAAGGCAAAAAGGAAGGAAAACGTAAGGCAACGATCGCTAATAAAGTTATTGAAAAATCATCTGATGGAAATTTGGTTAAATTGCGAGAAGAAATTGCTACACTTAAAACTATGGCAAAAAACGCATCCTTAGATGATATGTTTATTCCTAATAGATTAACTCACTTATCTAAATGGAGTCAAGGTTTAAATACAGATAATGCTTTTACAAGCGATGTTGACGAAGACATTATTATTTCTATAATGCTGCTCAAGGATGTCGACGATAGTTGGAAAATATTGCTTCTATTAGGAATTGGAGTTTTCACGGAACATAAAAGCATTGCGTATACAGAGATTATGAAAAAACTAGCAGATCAACAAAAGTTATATCTAATTATTGCCGATAGTGATTATATTTATGGAACTAACTATCAATTCTGTCACGGATATTTAAGCAAAGATCTTGGATTAACTCAAGAAAAAATTATTCAAGCATTAGGAAGAATTGGGCGTAATAATATCCAACAGGAATACAGTGCGCGTTTCAGAGACGATACTCAAATAATTACATTATTTACTAGATTTCAATCAGAAGATAAACCAGAAGTTATTAATATGAATAAATTGTTTAACTCTAAAAATATAAGATGGGATGGTACAAAATTTGAAGAATTTCCCGAAGAAGAATTGGTTGCGATATTTGATGAAGAAGAAGAAGAAGAGGCATAATTGTATTGTAATTGTATCATAATTGTATTTTAATTATAAAATGTATTTTTTATATTAGACCTTCTCTAACAATCACCATATTCTTAGTAAACATAAATGCGTCTTTGTTAGTTCTTCTTCTTTTTAAATTACATTCTAAACAGGCAACAACTAAATTACCATTATTATGTCCTATATCATTATTAATTCTATCAAGCGTCCATTGTTTTTTTTCACGAACTTTTTCATATAAAATAAACATTTGTTCGGAACAATAATGACATTTCATTTCACATTTTGTTAACAGTTCAACTACTTCTTTGAATTTAACTAGTTGTTGTTCATTTAATTTTTTCTTAAGAATATCCTGTTGTTTATATCCACATATTTTATTTTTAATATGTGCTAAAAACATTGCAACATATTTATCTTTTTCTAATGTAGTATCTAACAAATTGTGTATAATATGTAGTTGAGTTTGATAAGACAATTCGTCTTCATTTAGACCCCAAGTTTTTGTTTCGACTCTTAGTTTTGTTTCCTTTTCACAATTTATTCTTTTTATATTTTTATTTTTATTTTTTAATGGTTCGTCAATAATTACTATTTTTTTAATATTGTTTTGTTCTTTAATATTGTTTTGATTTATATCATCTTCTCCTATATTGATTTTTTCAATATTACTCATTATGTTATAGTAACAAAAATATTTAATATAAAAATCAATATAGAAATTAAATATAATAATAATGTTTCAATATACTATAAAAAATGGAGTTAAAATCTATTTACCATATAATACTATAAATGAACAACAGTGCTCTACAAAGTGATTGTAATGAATTAAAAACATTAAAATATAAATCTATGATATTAAACGGGGTTCCGTGGCCAGAAACTAAATCATCAACTAATCTTGCTAATTTAGATAAATTTCTTGAAAATGAAAAAATAACCAATTCCAATGAGCCTTGGAGCAAATTAGATAAAACTGCTAAAATTAAAAAATTAGCATTATTTGCTGAAAATTATAAAAATGTTAATAATTTATCTGAAGACGAACATCAACAATTAAATTCTTTTTTTAAAGATTGTTTGGATAAAAAAAAGTTACACAGAGTCAAAGATGTTAATTATAATAAAGATACCGGGGAAATTAAAGATGTGCCTGCGTTACATTTCAATAAACCAACAAACCATTTTACATTAAAAAATGTCGATAAGAGGGTTTCTACCTTGAGAGGACTTGCTCCTAAGAAAAAACAAGGAACTGCTAAAAATATTAAAGAAAATGATTCTGATTGTGAAGAAACTTAATTTTAATTAATTAAATATATTTAATTAAAATTGAATTAAGAATAGATATAAAAACAATCCTATATACTATATACTATAATGGATGAATCAATAACTATTGAAATGAATGGATTAATAAATATTGAATTTGAAATGAATGAATTAATATATACGAATGAATTAATAGATATAACAGACCTAATTGTTCCAGAGGAAGACCCAAAATTCTTTAACGACGAAGAAGCATTAGAAATATACCAAACGTGTATTTATCTAATGGATGAATTTATGAAGGATAATCCAAAACTAATTTCGGAACCAGATTTTAATGAAACATTTGATGAAAATATTCAAGAGTTAATGCATTGCCATTTTGATTGTGATATATTTTATACTGAAGATGCTGAAGAGGAAATGGAAGAAATTATTGAACATGCAAAAACATATGTATTCAAAGAACAAATACCACCCAGATCTTATCCAGATACTATTATTTTGGAGGAACCTGAATATGAATTTATTAAAAAACAAATAAATATTTTAAGAAATAAACCTCAGCCAGTCCAAAGAACAAAAGAGTGGTATGAGTTTCGCCATAATTTAATAACAGCTTCAAACGCATATAAAGCATTTGAAAATTTAGCAACTCAAAATCAACTAATATATGAAAAATGTCAACCATTAAATCAGAGTTTGTATATTGATGGGGATGACGATATTACAGGGGAAGATATTAAAGAAGTTTCTATTAAAGAAGTTTCTATTAAAGAAGTTTCGATTAAAGAAGTTTCTATTAAAGATGTTGTTATGGTAAATACAAACGGGACTCTTCACTGGGGACAAAAATACGAACCATTATCAGTTAAATTTTATGAATACACATATGGTACAAAAATAGAAGATTTTGGTTGTATACAACACGAAACCTATATGTTTCTAGGAGCATCACCAGATGGCATCAATGTTGATCTGGAGTCTAAACGATATGGGCGTATGTTGGAAATTAAAAATATTGTTAATCGCGAAATTGATGGAATTCCAAAGAAAGAGTATTGGATTCAAATGCAGCTTCAAATGGAAGTGTGTGGTCTTGACGAATGCGACTTTTTAGAAACCAAATTTACAGAATATCCTGATTATAGTTCATATATGTTTGATACATTGGCTGAATATTTTGAAGACGAAAATGGGCTAGAAATATTAAATCCGTGTTTGTCAAAGGATAATAAAATGAAGGGTCAAATTATTTACTTTCATACAAAAGAGGGAAAACCATTTTACCTATACAAACCATTAGACCTTATTCATCCAGACGATATATCTGAGTGGCGAGACAGCAACGTCGAATATTATCAATTTAATCCGGAATTTAAATATACATATATGAAGACTATATTTTGGAAACTAGAATATGTTAGCTGTGTTTTGGTTTGTAGAAATAGACAATGGTTTAAAGATAACGTTCATGATCTAGAACAACTGTGGTCAATAGTTGAAAAGGAAAGAGTCAGTGGTTACGAACACAGAGCTCCTAATCGCAGACAAAAAAAAGACAATATAATTGATATTAATGTTAAACCCAACGATAATAAATGTTTGCTACAATTCAATAAGGTAACTGGAAAAATAACTGTTATTAAACAAGATGATGAATTAAAAGATATTACAATAATAGATATCGATATAAAAGATATAGTAACCAATTAAGTATAACAAATTTAGTATAAAATATTTTCATTGGTAGGAATAGAATAATATAATTGGTTTGGCTCGGTTCTAAAATACCCGACTCTTGCGCCATCGCTCTCTTCTGCCGGAGGTAACACGTTAATTTCATTTGATTTATTTTTTATACTATGATACAATGCTCCGCAAAATTCTGGCCTAGAACACGTCCCGTCATCTGGATTATTTCTGTAACGCAAGTTGTTAGTTATCTGTTTAAATGATGGTTCTGTAAATATAGGATAATGCCACCACATTGTGCTAGCACTAGCATTGGAAACTTCGTTTTTTTTAATAAGAGGATAATCATTTAATATAGCTTGATCTACCGATAACGGATATTTACCTTCTGTATTAATTCCTTCTATATTAATTCCTTCTACCTTAAACCCTTCTAATTTCCTTATTAAAGGACCTAAATATAGGGCCGCAGCTATTATTATTATTAAAAATATAAAACTGTTTAAAAAAGTTTTTGACATAATATAATATACCGCGATATAATTTGTTTTATACATTTGGACATTTTTAATGCCGAATATATTTATTATAAAAAACTATATAAATATAAAAAACAATATATATATATTATGTTTATCGGTTACGGAAGTGTAAGTATTTATGATTCTGTTAGATACGATTTATTTTTTGATGAAACAAATAATTCAGCATATTTTGAAGGTTTTGGTAGTAAATACACCATTAAATTAAATGATAGTTATATTACAAATATCAAACAAAATAAAAAATTATGGATTACAATGACTCAACAACCGCCTAGTTTTATTAATTCAAATACAAATTTTAGTGAAAATGATATTACTATCGATTATATAAAATAGGCGTTTTCCTAATGTGTGAAATGTCCAAAGTATAACATATTTATTAAACTAACTTAAAATTAACCCAACATACTTTATTATATGATGGAATCGAATGATATGCGAGTTACAAAAAGAAATGGCGAATTAGAAGAAATCGCGTTTGATAAGATTCTCGCAAGAATTAAAAAATTAGGACTGGAAGCAGACATTCATATAAATTATCAACAATTAGTTATGAAAGTTATTAATCAATTATATGATAAAATATCCACTACTAAGATTGACGAATTGGCTGCTGAACAATGTGCCGCGCTTTCTACATTACATCCAGATTACGGAACTCTTGCAGGACGCATTATTGTTTCTAATCATCAAAAAAATACGGATTCCGATTTTTCAAATATTGTGTCTCAACTATACAACTTTAAAGATATTCATTGTAATCACAATCCTTTGTTATCTGATGATTTATATAACTTTGTTTGTAAATATTCGTCTGAATTAAATCAAATGATTGATCAAAATAGAGATTATCTAATTGACTATTTTGGGTTTAAGACGCTAGAAAGATCATATTTGTTTAAAATAGGAAATAAAATAGTTGAAAGACCTCAACATATGTGGATGCGCGTTTCTGTCGGAATTCATGGTGATTTAATGAACGATAACTCTCTAGAATTAATCAAAGAAACATATGATTTAATGTCGCAGAAATTCTTTACTCACGCAACGCCTACATTATTTAATGCCGGAACTGTAAGGTCGCAAATGAGTTCCTGTTATTTATTAGCAATGGAAGAAGATAGCATTGATGGTATTTTTAATACATTGAAGGATTGTGCTAAGATTTCTAAATACTCCGGTGGAATTGGTCTACATGTTCATAATATTAGAGCTAAAGGCAGTCACATTCAAGGAACTAATGGTATAACAGATGGTTTAGTACCAATGTTGCGAGTATTTAATAATACTGCTCGCTATGTAAATCAATCAGGGAAAAGGAATGGTTCCTTTGCTATTTATTTGGAACCTTGGCACGCCGATATTTTTGACTTTTTAGAAATGCGTAAAAATCATGGAGATGAAGAGTTAAAGGGACGAGACTTATTTTATGCTCTATGGATACCTGATTTGTTTATGGAAAGAGTCAAAGAAAATAATGGAAAGTGGTCGCTATTTTGCCCCAACGAATGTCCTGGTTTAATTGATGTATATGGTTCTGATTTTAATAATCTTTATGAAAAATATGAACAGGAGGGTAAGGCTAGAAAGACAATTAATGCCAGGGATTTATGGTTATCCATTTTAGATGCTCAGATGGAAACAGGAACACCATATTTGCTTTATAAAGATGCCGCAAACAAAAAATCAAATCAACAGAATCTCGGGACTATTAAATCATCTAACCTTTGTACTGAAATTTTACAATACTCAGACAATACCGAGAGCGCCGTTTGTAATTTAGCTTCTATTGCTTTGCCTTCGTTTATTAATCTTATAAATAAAACATTCGATTATGATAAGCTTCATAAAGTTACAAAGGTAGTAACTAACAACCTGAATCGGGTTATCGATATTAACTTTTACCCAACTGAAAAAACCAAGAGAAGTAATCTAAAACATAGACCTATTGGTATTGGTGTTCAAGGTCTAGCAGATGCGTTTATTCTTATGAATATCCCATTTCATTCAGACGAAGCTAGAGAAGTGAATAAATTAATTTTTGAAACTATTTATCACGCATCTTTGGAAAAAAGCAATGAACTTGTTTATGATAGGATAGTTAAATTACAGAATAATAATAAGACAAATACATATGACATATTTAATGAATATGAAATCGGACTATATAGAAACGAGGAACCTTGTTTCTGCGCTTACAGTTCGTTTAATGGGTCGCCAGCATCTAAAGGTATTCTTCAATTTGATATGTGGTCGGTTACTCCTTCCGATCGTTATGATTGGGCTAAATTGAAACAATCGATAATAAATTATGGACTCAGAAATTCGTTGTTAGTTGCTCCTATGCCTACTGCGTCTACATCCCAGATTTTAGGATTTAACGAATGTTTTGAACCTTTAACTAGTAATTTATATTCTCGAAGAACATTAGCTGGAGAATTTGTAGTTATAAACAAATATTTAATGAATGAATTGATAGACCTAGGTTTATGGAATGAACAAATTAAAAATAATATTATTGCTAATAAAGGTTCAGTTCAACAACTAACCGTATTATCTGAACATATGCGAAATAAATATAAGATCGTTTGGGAAATTCCAATGAAACATTTAATCGATATGTCTGCGGATAGAGGTGCTTATATTTGTCAAAGTCAAAGTCTAAATTTATGGATGGAGGAACCAGTATATAGTAAACTAACATCTATGCACTTTTATGCTTGGGAAAAAGGTCTGAAAACTGGTATTTATTATTTGAGACGAAAGGCAAAACATCAGGCTCAACAATTTACCATTGAGCCAGATATAAAAGAATTTGGAGAAAAAGAATTTGGAGAAAAAGAATTTGGAGAAAAAGAATTTGAAGAAAAAGAATTTGGAGAAAAAGAATTTGGAGAAAAAGAATTTGGAGAAAAAGATATATGTGACATGTGTTCTGCTTAGAAATTAATTTATTTTAGATCGTTATAAAAAATTGAAATTTATTTTTGTTAGTTATATTATCTTATCTAATATAACATAATTCAAAATGAAAATGATTTTCTTCAACGGCACTCATGTTGAGTATACACAAGCAGAGTTTGCTTCTGTATACTCTATGTTAATGGAATTAAATAAAGAGAAAAATGACAATACAATAATGAACCAATTGCTTATTAAAATGGAGGACACATTAAATAATACTGTGAATAAAACAAAAAATTACTCTATTACATATACTGTATTGGAGAAAACAGTTGAATTAATTGATGAGATTTCTTCTGTAGCAGAATTTAAAACTATTTGGGGTTCATATGTGTTATATCTTATTTCTAAAGAAATTATTAAAAAAGACAATTATAATGGATTATTGACCATTCAATTGAGCAAAACTTGTAAAAATATATTCTGTGATTTTGCTGAACACGCTAAATTTAAATGCGCCTGTCTTCAAGTGAGATATTGTTGTAAAGATTGTCAAGAAATAGATTGGGTTCATCACAAAAACAATTGTTCTTATACACATGCGAAGATTTAAGTTCGCACAGTTGTGTCCGTTAAAGATATTATATATATGTCTATTGTTATAAGTAATCACAATATTAAGGACTTAGTCAAAAAATACATCAGACAAATACCGAATACAACAGTACCTGCTAATATTAATGATTGGGATGTAAGTAACGTTTTTTAGATCTACCTCTTTTTTTAGATCTTCCTCTTTTTTTAGATCTTCTGCTTCTTTTACCTCTTTTTTTAGATCTACCTCTTCTTTTAGATCCGCCTACTACTGCGGGTGGTTTATCAGGACATTGATATCCTTCTGGAGAAATTTGTTTAATATAATCTGTTATAATAGGATTTGTCCCACATACATCTAAATTATATTTATAACTACAGAAAATTCTTAAACATACAACTACATCAACTAAAGCATCGTGTAGTGACTCTCCGGTTGGAGCATACTTAAAAAAATGAGTATATGCTTCTGATAATTTGGGGCTTTTTATTTTATAAAAAAATTTAGCTTCACCGGTTTTATTATCTGTATAGTTTTGCTTATATGGCAAATCACAAATCGGGGTAGTTTGTATCATTGTGCATTCAAAGTTTGAATCAACCATCATATCTTGTATTTGTGGTAAATTATCTTCGGCAGATAAACGTAATAGTTCTGCTACAATCATTTTCCTATCAAATTGAACATTATGCCCAACAACAACGTCAGCTAATTTAACGTCATCTAAAAATTCGTTTAATGCTTCTTGGATTGTCGCTCTATTTTCAGAAGGAGCACTAGCTATTTTTTCTCGTGTAATATGATGAACATTTAGACTGCCTTTTGAAATAACTATATTATCAGGTATATCTATATATTTATTAAATATTTTAGCACTTTTAGGGCTTTCGGTATCATATAAAATATAACTTAATTGAATAATAGAAGGCCATTTATCTAACATTGGTTTCCATGAAGTTTCAACACCTTCAGGTTTCAATAAACTATTATCAAAAGTATGCCGTTCATTCCAGTTTGAACCAGGCATTTGGGGTGGTAACCCAGTTGTTTCAGTGTCAAATACAAGTATTTTTATTTTTATTTTTGTCATTTATATAATTAGATAAAAAATTATTATGTAAAACATGTCTTATTTGTATTTATCAATTAGCATAGTTAAGAAAATTCTTTACATATTCCAAAAGTTTTTCTATGCCATTTAGTAATTCCGTATTGTTTAATTCCATCCATATGTTTTTTAGAACCATATCCCTTATTTGAATCAATTCCATAATGTTCTATTAGTTCAGGATTTAAAGCACATAAATCGTTAATATATGTATCTCTTGATACCTTTGCTAATATTGATGCTGCCGCAATAGATGTATATTTATTATCACCACCTTCAATCATTTGATATCTAATAGTCTCCATTTTCGTTTTTGTTTTATTTAAAACCGTATAAGGTTTAAAATAATTGCCATCAACTAACAATAATATATTTTCTAGGTGTACATCAGATATTTTTGTTAAAGCTAATTTTGTTAAAACGGTTTTTATACATTTATGCATTGCCGACTGTGTTGCCTGTAAAATGTTAATTTCGTCAATAGTTTGTTCGTCTTCATATTCTACAGCCCAAGCAATAGCATTTTCTTTTATATATTCAGCAACTTGTTCTATTTTCTTTTTATTTTTACTATGAAATTTTTTACTGTCTTTCATTTGAAAATGGTCAAAACTATCATCTTTAGGTAAAACTACCAGTCCAGCATATACTCTACCAAACATAGGTCCTCGCCCAGCTTCATCTATCCCGCATTCTATTATGCTTACGTCTTCATCAAAATACGTTTTTAATGGTGGTTGAACTATTCTTTTTCTTATTATTTTTTCTTTTATTATTTCTTCAGGAATAATTGGATTTTTTGTAACAGTTTTCT